TGCGTTAACCCTGATTTGGCATAACAACATTTGTCATGTTGACTAAGCCTTGTGATTCGTGTAGAACTTGAATTGCAGAGTTCTGGATAGTTTTTTCAAACGCATTCGCTTCTCCAGAAGTCCCGCCGATGAAATATGCCATGTTATTTCTCCTTTATATTAAACAATGGGCTTGTTAAATGAGACATTCATCATCTTAAGATTACGACCACCGATTCCTTGGGCTTCTTTCCACTTCTTCCAACCTTCTAGGTCAGTTGATGCATCTGGAATATCATTGGGATCACGCAAAACACCTTGGCCAAAGCGGCTTCCAGTTCCTGTGCGACCTTCATCAGCGGCTAACTTAGGACGACTTCTCAATATATCTTGTGCCAATTGCTCTAGCGTGTAAGGATTCCCTTTGGAGTCCAACTTCACAGAGCCGTTAGCGCCTTTAACAAAGTAGTTACCGGTTTCATCAAAGTCTAGATTAGACTCGAACAAATTGGTGGCAATATCTAACATGTTTGCATCAAATCCACTGCGGATGGCAGTTTCTTTGATTTGGCTTTGAAGGCTAGTTCTACGAACAGCTTGATCTTTCTGTTCCAATTGTGTTTGGAGACCCTGGATCATCTGACGAAGTTCTGCCATCTCACCACCCATCTTAGGTGTTGCTTTGACTTCTTTGGGCGATACGCTGCCAGCGGAATTTTGAACTAGACTTTCTACAAACTTGACAGCATCTTTGGGCTTAGAAAAGTCCACGCCTGCTACCTTTGATAGGGCCTGCAATACTTCTTGCTGTCCACTTTTGCGAATTGCACCAAGATTGGGCAAGTCACTTAGAGGACTAGATTCAGGAGCAGATTCAGCCTGAGTGTTGTATAGGTTTTGTTCACTTTGTTGTTGACTGTTCGGAGTCACCGCGTTTGATGTCTTACTATCCATCTTATTTTTCCTTTTAGTTATTTGGGGCACTACCCCAGTGATGACCTTTAACGACCGATCATCACGGTCGAGTAATCTTTATCGGCCCACGCCCAACATGATCAACTGACGAGCAATTGGATCATTTGTGGTCACGCCCTTGTCTTGGATCTCACTGTCAAAGATCTGATCGCTTTCTTTGTCTTTGACAATTTGTCCTTGTGCATCTGCCATAGCCATCCAGTCTGTGGTGTTGACCTGAGGTTCTGCAATGCTTGAACCTATCTTAGCCAAATAGGCCGCTGTCTCATCAGGTGGAGTAATCATCTTGATAACTTCTTTATCAATGATTTCCTGCACTAGACTATTGCCACCACTTAGTTTGCTGGCTGTTTCTAACAAGGCCATTCTAAACTGTAGGTCTTTGTCTTCATAATCTGTTGAATATTCAATGTCACCAACCCAGCGTAGATCCATGAACATGGCGGCCAAGGCAATGATTTCTTTTTCTGCGGCTTCCATACGGCGAGCACGCTGGCTGGCCTTGCGATGTAGCGCACGGCGTTCTTCAATGATTGAGATGCCACTGACCTGACGAGCCATTGTGGTTCTCAAACTACCACGGCCTGTGAAACTATCTAAACGATCAATTAGACTTTGTTGTTGTTCACGGATCTGTTGAATATCCTGTGTGGGAATGTTGAACACTTCCATTTGATCTTTGTCAGCACGAACAATACCACCACCACCTGCTGGAATACGAAGACCAGCGGCAGCACGGATCATTGGCTTGGAAAAACGGATTGAGTCAAATGCTTCACACTCTAATTTGAACATTTCACGCTGAACATCTACTGCTTCTTGTAGATCACTGACACCTAGGTCACTGCGTCTTTGATCAGGACGAGCCACAACTTGAATAGCGGGGATAGGCATTCCCATTGGTAGCGTATAGGTTTCTATGGGTTCAATGAGGTTATCCTCATTCTGTGTTGCTTCTTCTTTAATCACATAGCGTTCACAGTAAGTGGGATTCTTACTGTCACCAGCATACCACACTTTATATATGGTGCAATCGGCATCCATATATTCAATGACCTTTAGATACTCTAAATAGTCACGGCCGTATTGGGTCCAATATTTCCAATCTATCACATGCTCTGCGGAACAAGTAGATAGATATGGGCGATTATCTTTGGCAACTTCTGCAGGTAGATCAACAAAGACCCAACTCCAACCTTCAATGCCTGCCATTGAAGCCGCCTGTTCCATAACTGCGGTGAAACTTTCACCATTTAGGTCAGCATTGTTGATAAAGTCTTCATACCAATCAGGAATGCCTGCGTCTGCATTGGTGGCACGATTTAGAAAAGCAGGATGGCGTGTGGGTTCAGATTCATAGACCACATCGGTGATTTCATCTACAATGGCCTTGCAGATTGGCATCACAGCCACATTAAGTAATTTTTCACGGAACAGGGCCGCATCCTCACTAGGACGCTTGATTAGGGTCATGTTCTTGAAAGCGGGACCGCCTTCATAGCAGTTACGATAACTCTGCATCTGAGGCATGATTGTCTGCATTAGATGGCTTGCGGCTCGCAACTGTCTTATGTTCATTGGCATGGTGGGGTCCTATGGTTATACCAAGTTATTTAACCTGGTTATGTGATATCTGGTGGATTATGTTATTTAATTCCAACTATCATCCGAGTATTCTGTTTCAAAGCGTGTTCTAATCAGGTGATCAATGGTGGGCACACCGTCTTGTGTCTTAGGAGCATTGTTTTCAGTTAGGTAATTGAAGCCTGGTTCCAAATCATAACGATCCTGTCCATCTAGGTATTCAGCACCACCAATGGTATCATGCATCATTGGGAACAAATAATGTATGCCATAACGAATACAGTCGCCCAAGCCGTCAATGTGTGCATATTTGGCATCTGAGTACTTGACCAATTTCTTACGAGCACCGTCTTCATAATGGTAGGTTTCCAGTGCGTCAAGCAGTTTGGTTTCACCTGACCATATCTTTAGGCGTCCTTGATTGATGAATGCGTTGGCTGAGTTGTCCGTATCTGCAATCAAGGGGTTTGATCTGCTGGTGTTCATGATGCGGAAACCGTATTTCTCTAGGATAGTTTTATCCGTAATGCCAAATTGGCTGGTGGTATCGCGATTAAGTTGGCTACCACTCATGTCCATGATTGAATTAATTGTTCTTACAGGAAAATCAGCACGAATAGCCAAGGCCATGCCTTCAGTACCACAGTCTGGTATGGCGTAGACTTTGAGGATTTCCAATTCACCATGACTTGAACGAACATCTCCACGGACCTGTGCCACAACCGCTGTCATTACCCGTTTGTTGAAGTCATGAAAGCTGTAGAGTTCACGACCTCTGTCACGGATGGGTTCATCTTCAGCCATATAGCGTTTCCAGGCATAATAGAATTGATCCTGCACTGATCCCCAATCACATTCTAGATCCTTGCTGAATTTTAAGGGACTTAATAAAGCCCGTTGTTCTTCAACCCAGGAACGAGGTTGGACCCGCATGTCTTGCCATGATTTGTGTAGCACAATCCAACGGTCAGGATTATTGCCAGCATATTGAAAGATATCATAGAAAGCATTCTTGCCTTCAGGTGTTGATATTAGGATCATTCGTCCTTGACTGTCTTTGACCCCTGGGATTGGTCTAGTTCTGTTGGATAGTTCTTGTAGGGCTTCTTCACTGAACTCTGCGGCTTCATCGGCAATAATAAGGCTGGCGTTGATACCTTTGAGACCTGTTTCTGCTGACAGACAGAAGATGCGGATCCCGTTAGGGAATGTAATAGTCTTGCTTGAGTTGTTGATGTCTTGTTCATCGCGTAATCCCCATAGTCTAACACAACGGTCTTTTAGGTCTTTCCAAATAATTCTGTTGATCATTGGAGCAGTAGGTGCGATATAGAGTATATCACGACCCTTGTGTATTGAGGGGGTGGTTGCGGCTATGCACAACATCCAACTTGCCAGAAAACTTTTACCTGAACCAATAGGCAATACCAGACAAGCATTCTTGTCACTCATCATGGCGTCCCAGACTTCACGCTGACCGCCATATAGGGTCAAACGGTGTTTATTCTTCATCTGATGTGTTGATGTGTTCAAATAGTGTTTGTTTGGCTATTTCTAATATTCCGATGATTGCCACCACTGGCGTTTCTGGGGGCAAATCTTCAATTAATTGCATCAAATCCATGTAAAAACCGTTAAGATTTTGGGTTTTTTGACCGAAATTACCTTCAATTATCACCATTGTCAATTTCCTGGTAGTCTAGTACTATCGTTGGGGCAATTTGCTGGCCATTTGAAGTTATATCCACTTTGTCTGCAATGACCTTGTTCAAAATCAATTGATGATATTTGGCCACTAGGTGACGATCATCTTCAGCACGGGCCGCTAGGAAATCATTGACCAGGATCATTTCGTATGGCACTCCATTGTTTAGAGCCAGTACAGCGTCTAGAATGTTTTGCCCACTTAGTTTCTGAGTGGATCCTGGTTTACGCCCACTACCAGGACGATAGCCACCATTACCTGGGGCAGGTGGACGAGGTGTTTTGACTTCTACCAAGGCCACTGCTGGATCCAAATCTGATTGTTTATTGTTCATACAGTATTTACAGGGCAGGCTAGAGATTGGGCTGATTAGTGGGGAAATCGGTAAAACCCTGTCACTGGCATCCTCTCTAGACCGATTAACGAGCCTGCTGTTTATTTAGGCCAAAAGAAAACCCTGGATATTACCCCAGGGTTCTCAGTGCGTTGCTTAATATCATCACTATAAAGCTGTAACTACTGCATGTCGTTACAGTCTTTATTGTACTGGTCTTGTTCATCCTGGTCAACATCTAA